ATTAAAAAGGAAAACATTTTCAAGGGTTGAAAATGGTAAAATTATAAATAGGAAAGATTCATATGGCATACAATTGGGAAAAGATAGTACAAAAATTTTCTATAAAAAGATTAACAGTGAAAAATATGATAGTATAAGACCAACAAAGCAAGGGTTATATTTTTCTGAAGATTTATCTTATTTTTATGTAAAAGTTGAAAGGGTTACAAAAACCATTAGCTCTTGTATAGTATATAATTTTGAAACGGAATCTGATTCACACACTTTTTGTTGCAGAGGCATTGCCACTCATAATTGCGACCCTAGTAGGGGCACTTCGTTTGATAAAACTGGTATTGAGATAATTGATATGGATGGCAGAGATGAAAATGGTATGCCAATTATTGAGCAAGTGGCTGAATATAGAGGAAAGAAACTTGGCGATGACATTGGTGCTTTATGCTATCAGTACGCAACATTGTATAATGATGCTTTCATTGTTGTTGATAATACTGGAGGTATTGGAGATGCCGCAATTATAACCCTTCTTCAAATGGGATATAAAAACTTATATTATGAGGACATGAATCAGAAAACATACTTAATACAAAGGTCAACAAAGAACTATGATGGTTATACAGATAAACTTCCAGGCTTCCACTTCCAAGGAAACCGTTATCCAGTATTGTCAAATCTAGCTGGAATGATTCGTAATAATGAGATTAAGATTCGTTCTGCTCGTGTTATCAATGAGTTGAATACTTGGATATTTAAAGGCGAAACTGGTCGTATCGACCATATGGAAGGTGCAAATGATGACCTTCTCTGTTCATTGGCAATGGGGTTGTTCGTCATGCAGTATACTGTTAACAGAATACAGAATACTCAGAACAAGGACAAAGCCATATTAAACGCCTACATGAGGGGTAACGGTATTGCAATGAGTAAGCCGAAGATAGTAAACGGTGAGGTAATTACCCCTAAAGGAGGTTTGCCTTTCTACAGCGGTAAGAAGATAGCCAAAAAGTATGAGCACATAAATGGAACGCATTTATGGTTATTTGGTCATCAAAGATAAATATAAAGCGACAAATATTTATATTTATATCTAAGAGAATTATTTTTTATATTGATTAAATGATTGAAGATGGCAAAAAAGAATACAGTTTTTCAAGCTCTAGATAAAGCGATAAGTGGTAAATGGTCTTCCCCATCAACGTCAGTGGCAGAGCCTCACATCAATTCATATGATTTGTCCTCTAATGGCGGAAATGACGTGATATACAGAACGTCAGACAAGGATGATTATCTACAGAAGAAGTTAGAGCTTCAGCAAGATAAGTACTTGAAGGACAGATGGGTTAAGGCAAATGTCAACCTATCTGTTACTGCATATGCAGGACTTAACAACGTCAAGCTTATGTACCGTGATGCTGACTTGATGGATGCGTTTCCAGAGATTGGTGCAGCACTTGATACGTATGCAGAAGAGGCATGTGTGACATCTGACAAAGGGATGGTAGTCAATGTATATTCAAAATCTGACAGAATCAAGAGTATACTTGAGGATTTGTTTGTGAATAGGCTTAATATCCAGCTGACAGCGCCAATGATTATCCGTGCGATGTGTAAGTATGGTAATCAGTTCATGTTGCTAGACATTGACCATAAGAATGGTGTAAAGGGTTGGAAGCAGCTTCCAGTGTTTAACATGGAGAGGATTGAGAATGGAATCCAGAATCCTTATGGTGCTGGTGCGTCAATTGCCGTTAATGGAATCACGAAGGACGATGCAGACCTATCGACTCAGTTTATATGGTTGGATGACAATAACTCCCAAGTGCCATTCAGAGATTGGCAAGTTGCACATTTCAGATTGCTTACCAACTCATTATATCTCCCATATGGTATAAGTGTGCTTAATGCCGCACGTAGGCATTGGAGGATGCTTTCGCTTATGGAGGACATGATGCTTATCTATCGTCTTGAGCGTTCTGTTGAGAGGCGTGTATATAAGATTTTCGTTGGGGCAATTGACGATGCAGATGTTGAGGCATATGTTGAACAGATTGCAAATGAGTTCAAGAGGACACCGATTATTGACCCAGTGACTGGACAGATTGACCTTCGTAAGAACATTCTTGGAATTGACAATGATATATTCATTCCAGTTCGTGATGAGAATGCACCAACTCCAATCGACACCCTTCAAGCAGGCCAGAACATAACTGCTCTTGATGACATCAAGTTTGTGCAGAATAAGGTTGTAACAGCACTTAGGATACCTAAATCGTTCTTGAATTTTGAAGACGGCGTTGGTGATGGTAAGAACCTTGCCCTCATGGATATTCGTTTCACTAGATTGGTTAACAGAATACAGCAAGCATTCTTGATGGAACTTACAAAGGTAGCTTCGATTCATTTGTTCTTGCTAGGATTCAATGACGAGTTGACCAATTTCTCGTTGACTATGAACAACCCATCAACGCAAGCTGAAGGGTTGGAGATTGAGAACATGCAGAAGAAGATTGATGCTGTTAGAGATGCTGTATCAGACCCAGGAAACGGACTTCCAGTTATGTCACAGACTCGTGCTCTCAAGCAGATTATGAAATGGTCTGAGAAAGAGATTAAGGAGAACCTTGAGGAGATTCGTCTTGAGAAGGGTATTGCTGCTGAACTTGAGAAAACCACACAGATTATCAAGAAGACTGGCATCTTCGATACCGTTGATAGAATCTATGGTGAACCAGGCGCAGAATATGTGGATGACATGCAAGGTGGTCAAGGTGGCATGAATGCTGGCGGCAGCGGCATGGGTGGCGGAATGGGAGCGCCACCTCCTATGGGAGAGGCACCAGATATGGGTGGAGACATGGAAGGTCTTGGAAACGAAGGTGAAAATGGAATGGAACCAGCTCAAGAGGGTTCAATGCCAACTGCTGAGATGGGAAATGACGAGAATGCGCCAATGGAGTCTAGATATTCGAACAAGCCACTCATAAATGAACAGAACAACAAGCTTGACGAAATGTTCAATAGGTATCTCTCGACTTTGAAGGAGCGTAAAGAGAAACATAGGGAGACTGAGTACAAACGTGCAAGCGTCTATGATGAGGATTCATTGTTGATTAATGAAGAATTCGACAAAATGATTGACGAACTTGGTAAGTTTATTGACAAAGAATAATATGGAAGGCGTGGCAGATATTTGTCACGCTTTTTCTGTTTAATGTGATATTTATAGGAAATAATGTATAATAAAAGAAAACGATATAAATATGGAAAATAATAAATATCAAGAGGAGTTTTCAAACTATGTTAACATAATGTCTGAGGCATTGCAGAAGGGTGACTACAAGGCATATGAATATGTTAAGGACATGCTTGATGAGACTATTGAAGAGAGCAAGCATGAGAAAGAACTTATGAACGAAATGGACACAACCAATTTCGGCATCTTGAATCATATCTTCGAGAATGAGCTTCCGTCTCTCATCAAGACAAATAAAAAGGCTGTAAGGAACGTTATTAAGACCATTAAGGAGGACAAGAACCTTATAAGCCAGTTTAATTTCTATAACGTAATCAAGAAGCAGTACAATGAGAATCACGCAAACATGATTTCATCCAAGGACGCTCTTGAACATCTTGCGAAGATTGTTTGCGAGGACATCAACCTTAAGACCATCAAGGCTTCAAACAAGAAACTTAGAGATGTTATGCTTGAGAGTGGTGTTAAGCCGAGTGATTTTGTTGATGGTGAATCAAGGAAACTGTATGAAAGCGGTAATGTGATTCTTACGAGCAAGAGAAATACGAATAACATGATTCCTCTTGTTGAAAGCTATGATGCTGTTTGCAAGTGGATGGATGCCCACAAGTCAGACAAGATTAACGAGGGCAAGACTCCAGATGAGCTGATTAGGGAATTTGAGGAGAAGCTTAAGGACAACCTCAACGAATCTGAGATTTCATTTGTCCAGCAGATTACCGACTTCAGAACTCCAATTGCAGAACAGAGGAAGGAGAAACTATTCAACAAGCTCAAGAATGAATGTATCAATAAAATTGACGAAATGTTGAAGGAGGATACAGAAAATACTGAGCTTAAGGGACTAAGTAGTCAGATTAAGGAAATGAGCTTCAACAAGGATGCAATTGTTAAGGACATTGCAAAGTTGCTCGAAATAAGAGATATTCTAATGGATGATTAATGTTATGAGGGACATTATAAGAGAAGTCATAAATAATTATCTAAATAGTAAGTGCATGATTAAAGAACATTCTTATTGGGGCGATGATTTGCAAACATTACATGCTTGTGAGGAATCCTTGAAGGGTGTATACGGAAGAATGATAGATAAAGGTCTAACAAAAAACGTTTACATCGTTCAACAGCTTGGGGAAATTATTAGTAGGCTTGAAAAGTTAATAAAGTGAAAAAGGTCGGAAATATAACAAAAATTTCCGACCTTTTTATTTGGAAATCTCGAAAATTATCCATATATTTGCCTATATTTATTTAATATAAAACTTATATAATTATGAGGAATAGAATATTTTATTTAATGTTAAGTACCTTAATGTTAACTTGTTGCATGAAGCATGAAATGCCAAGTTATGATGAGGTGACTAAGGAACAGATTAAAGAGAATGTACAGCTTGTATTTGGCACTACATTCGATGCAGAGCATGATTGGTGTACAACATCTTCTGGTGAACTAACCATCAATGGTATTCCTTCTAGTGTTGATAAGGTTCAACTTATGACTTATATTGCAGAGAGCGATACTACGACCTCTTTGTTAATTCTTAACGAGGGATATACCAATGGTAAATCCTCTATCACACTTGCTTATGATGTGCCTAGTGATAATCTTGGTATGTATGCATCATTCACTTCAAATGGGTCATACACTGTTAAGAAGATTACTAGCAGTCCATTTGATTATAATGGAAAGGCAATGACAAGAAACACTGCAACCGACTATGCCATTCCTAATGTAGTCCCTACAATAGGTGGTACAGTGGAATCTTATGCAAGCCAAAGGGGTTGGATACCTGGACAAGTGCTTTACGAAATGTCAGACTATGCTAGTCAACAAATGGCAGCGGCAGATTACTCAGACGAATACAAGACTGTCTTCAGAGCCATTATTTTCTCTTATTTCAAGAATGGCAAACAATATAATAATCTTCCATTAATCAAGGAAAGTGGATTATATAATGACAACATGTATCCATTCACAACTGGTACTGAACCAATTGTAATCTCACCAGTCTATAAGAGTGATAAGGCTAAACAGTATGGTAATGAGATTTGGAATTCAGATTTCTATTACTATTACTATAAAGAGTCTGACATGGAAGGAAAAGACCCTAAGACATTCCTTAACAGTTTGCCAAAGTACAAGGCATTATCTTTCAACACACACTTTGGAGAAACTGAAGATGACGTAATCAGCAAGCGTAATGCCTATACGCTTATCTATTGGGGTGAAGGAACTCCTACAATCGGTACAGTTGGAAGCTATGTATTTCCAGAGGGATATAAGATTGGATTCATGATTCGTGCCAAGACAGAATTCAAGGAGAATGGAAAACCAAGAAAACAAGGTGAGTTGTATGGTGATGGACGTTTGAATAATGAGATTAACAATTACAGTGAATGTAACTTCAAGGGTTCAAAACTTGGAACTGATGGACCAAGAATGGGTTGGATTACCGTTAATGACCGCATGCTCCTTTGTTGTGAATCTGGTACTGACAACGACTTCAATGACATTATCATCGAGGTCGAGGGAGGTGTGAGACCAATTATCAATATTCCTGATATTGAAAGTAATTTCTATACATTCTGCTTTGAGGATACAGAACTTGGTGACTATGACATGAATGATGTCGTTATCAAGGCTAGAAGACTTAATACTACACAAGTTGAGTACACGTTGGTTGCTTGTGGCGCTAACGACGAATTGAAAATTATGGGTATCAATGGCAATGTAATCAAAGGACATGTTGAAGTACATACATTATTTGGTCTTAATGGCGGATATATTAATACTGTTAGTGAGAATGCAGAGCCAGTGGTTGATGTGGTTACAGTTGATTCCAAGTTCAGTTTCTTAGATGAAACTACACAACCTT